TTTTTGTGGGGGTGTTACTGGGTGTCCTGGTTGCAGTAGGGGTTTTTGTCGGTGTCCCTGTGCCTGTTCCTGTCCTAGACGGGGTTCTGGTACTTGTCCCTGTGCCCGTTCCTGTCCTAGACGGGGTTCTGGTACTCGTCCCCGTTTTTGTGGGGGTGTTACTGGGTGTCCTGGTTGCAGTAGGGGTTTTACTCGGTGTCCCTGTGCCTGTTCCTGTCCTAGACGGGGTTCTGGTACTTGTCCCTGTGCCCGTTCCTGTCCTAGACGGGGTTCTTGTACTTGTCCCCGTTTTTGTGGGGGTGTTACTGGGTGTCCTGGTTGCAGTAGGGGTTTTCGTGGGTGTCCCTGTGCCCGTTCCTGTTCTAGAAGGGGTTCGAGTGGGTGTAGGTGTTTTGGTAGGTGTTTTGGTAGGGGTGTTACTGGGTGTTCGAGTGGCAGTAGGGGTTCTTGTGCCCGTTCCTGTCCTAGAAGGGGTTCGAGTGGATGTAGGTGTTTTGGTAGGGGTGTTACTGGGTGTTCTGGTTGCCGTCGGCGTTCGACTAGGAGTCACCGTTGGACTTACAGATGCCGCTAATTGGCGCCCTGCCGCGGGGACGGGATCTGCAGGGCATACCAGCCCCACTAAAAAGACCAGACCCATAAAGAGTCGCCTGCAACTCACCATACTACTACAATCAGTATAAGAATCTAATTAAGCCCTTTGTGAAAGGCTTAATTAGATGTTATTTTAATGATTAGCAGCCCAAGGAATAAACGGGCGTCGTTACCTTCCCTTTCCATATAAACTGCTCAAAAACCGGCTTCCGCACCTGTTCACGCGGAACTGCATCATGAACCGATCGCGCAATGGCCGCATAGAGATCAAATCCCGGATACTTCTCCTCTCCGTCTTTGTCCTCATAGACGGTTTGACCATCGTCGTCCAGCGTCCATTTCCACAAAAGGTTGAACAACGGCGACACTGTCTCATAGACTTTCCAATCGCCCTCCTGGCTTAACAGTGTATTTCCCCGTTTTTTCTCAGGATGTTCCTCGTAGAGCCCTTCCAGCATGGAAATAGCGAGGCGGCAGAGATCAAAGGAGGTATTGGGCGTGACCTTGGGGCTCTCGATCGAATAGAAGGGGCCAAAGTTATACTGCCCTCCCGCATCATGATCCGGCCAGTGATCATCCGAGATCCAGAGTGTTCCCTGAAACTTGAAGATGGCACGGCCAAAGTCAATCAAACTGAAAATGCGGCCATAGGTGGGGACGCGCCAAACAGTTCCGTCTTGGGCTCGATAATAGAGATGTGTCTCCTCGGTGCGACGCCAGACAATATTGTTTGTGTGCAGATCATTATGCGTAAAGGCAAGGTTCTTTTGCAAAAAAGACAGCGTTGCAATAAACTGGAAGATCCAGGCCAGCCACATCTGATCCCAGGCCTTCGTATCTCGCTCAATTCCGTCAATTTCGTCCAGATCCAGTAATGCGTCCACGGTACCCTCCTGGGCTTCTTGGCAAATAAGAATCACGGGCATGGAGGGAAGAATAAGGTTGATATCGATTGCAGAATCTTCTGATCCGTTACTGCTGCTATCTTCCTCTTCCTCTTCAAGTTCAGGCTCTTCCTCTTCTGCTTCTGCTTCTGCTTCTGCCTCTTCCTCTTCGTCCTCTTTCTCTTCTTCAAAGGCATCAAAGGAATGCAGACTTGCACACTCGTCGGCCGTCTGCTCTTCCACAATTAGCACCTCCTCTTCGACAATGCCCCGATCAATGTCATCAAATGGACACGTATTGATATGCTTTGACAATTCTTCCTTGTCAACGGCCAACGATGCATTGTGCGTTTTTAATCCCTTCCAGAACCATCTGCACTGGCGAAAGCTCTCATATTCGTCTGTAATCCGATACTGATAGATCTTTGCAATCCCCGTCATAGACCCATAGGAGAGAACGGCGTGCGGTATAAGCCCTTTATGCCGAAGCTGGCCGAGGATATAGCTGGCCACTGCATCGACATAGGCCTGATTGCTGCTGCCATGGAGCTTGAGCAGCGTTGTCTTCCAGGCCTTGTCCCCCACGGGCAGAAGCGGATGCGTCGGCATCATATATTCATCGTGAAGCATGGCAATCGGATCCAGCAGATGCACCGTTTTCACAAAGACTTTGGCAGCCTGTTGAGTTCCCGATGCATCCTCGACAGTCGCATCATAGATGCGACTGTCTGTTGGTGAAGCGCCTTTCCATTCCGTAATACGGAAAGGGTGTGGAAGGGAGGCGTGGATTCGTTCGGCGGGTAGCTGGAATCGATCAATGCCAGGATGGTAGCGCTGTAGATGATCGCACTTGGGAAAGGCAGCACGATCCTGTTCTGTAACGGGTTCTATACGGCACGGTTCCTGAAGAATGGATGCGATCGCTCTCTTCATATCGCTCTTTTGCGTCGGGATAGATTGGCGGAGCGCGATAGGACGCGGCTGCGACAGTGACTCTTTTTCGTTTGTAGAGGGAGTAGAGACTATGGCTGCCGCTGCAATGAATGTGAACCTCCGGAAGTTTCAGATGAAAGATATTCCTCAAGACGCGGTTGCTATTTTTATCGGCCGCCGGCGCACGGGCAAGTCGACCTTGGTCAAAGACCTGCTGTTTCATCACCAGAACATGCCGCTGGGCACGGTGATTTCCGGGACAGAGGAGTCGAACGGCTTCTTCAAGAAGATGATTCCGCCGATCTTTATTCATGGCGAATACAATGCCGTGATCCTGGCAAACTTCGTCAAGCGGCAGAAGCTTGTCATGCAGCGAATTATGCAGGATCAGGATCGGGGCGTGGTCTCGAAGCTGGATCCCCGCTCGTTCTTGATTCTTGACGACTGCATGTACGATGACTCCTGGACGCACGACAAGAACATTCGCTACCTGTTCATGAACGGCCGTTGGCTCAAGGTGTTCTTCCTCATCACCATGCAGTTCCCGCTCGGTATCCAGCCGTCCCTGCGTACAAATGTGGACTATGTCTTCATTCTGCGCGAACCCTACATGTCCAATCGTAAACGTATCTACGAGAACTATGGCTCCGCCTTTCCGTCCTTCGAATTCTTCTGTCAGATCATGGATCAGTGCACCCAGAACTATGAGTGCCTGGTGATCAATAACAATACGCAGTCGAACAAGCTTGAGGATGCGATCTTCTGGTACAAGGCCGAGATGCATACGGACTTTAAGATCGGTGCGCCCGAGTTCTGGGCACACTCGGCGGCCATGTACAAGGAGCGCGACGAGGACGCCATGAACACCTACGACCCTGCGTCTATGTTGAAGTTACGGGGCCCCAAGATCCAGGTGAAGAAATCCGTCTAACCAGTAGAGGCAATGAAGTGCACACCGCTCTACATACGTGTAACAGCCACAACCCTTTTTGTGTTTCTTATCTTCTTGATTGTGGCAGTGACCTACAATCCTGTTGTAGATGCGTTTGTAGATCTGAATGGGTGCGGAACGGATCAACGCGGACTCGGATCCAACGGTGCGTATGCGACCTGTCAATCCGGCCGCTGCATCAATGGCTATTGCAAGGACGACAGCCCTCCTGTTCTGCCTGAGATTACAAGCCTTCCGATCCGCCCGAGGCAGTTTACTTCCGATCTTGATTACTAATTTTATCCATATAGAGGAGAATGTCCAAAGGAAAGTCCCACGCAATGGGAATTGCATCTATGATTGCAGTTCTTGTGGTCGTTGTCGCGCTGAGTACCATCGCTATGCGCTATGTCTATCGTAATCTGAGTGGGTTCGAGGATCTCATCTCAGGAAATCCGATTCAGATTCCAGGCACGGTCATGGCCTCCGATCAGACGCCGACGCCCGACCGCAATACGGCATTCTTGTGCCGATCACCGAACGGCTCAGGGAACCCGTGCCCCGAAGGCCAGTTCTGTGATGGAAAGACGCAGAACTGCTTGCCCGTTAGTGTGTTTGGATCCATGTCCAGTATTCTCCCTGGCTACTTTTCGTAAGTACATGACAATGTATTAATACAAAGAGCGATTGCTCATTCTATTAATAATATAGATTCTATCATTTATGCATCATTCACAACCGAATTGACTGCCTCCGCCTCTGCCTTCTTCTTCTGCAAAAAGAGATCCGGCGCGTCTCCGAAGAGCGTGTTGACAGGCGGTTCGGCGCCTGACACATCTGCTGTCACCGTCATCGTGGGGGCAGGCTTGGAGGACTCCGAGGGGCCAAAGAGCTTCTTGTCCCCCGTGCCCTTCCCTGCCTTCCGCTGTTCCTCAAAGAATGCGCTCTTGCTGTCCTCATTCTCCTTGTACTTCTTCATGAGCTGGTTGAGCTCCTCCTGGGCATACTCCTGATCGGCCACCAGATGGGGCTTGGGATCCCACGGCGTCCACTTGCCGATCTCCGAGCAGTAGATGTTGTGGTACTTGTCCCCCTTCTGGAGCTTCTTGGCACGCATCTCGGCCTCCTTTTCGTCCCTCGCGACGCCACGCACCTTGAAGCCCCGAATGCTCGTGCGAAAACTGTTCTTGGCATGGAACTCCTCCTCCAGCTTGGCCTGCTCCTTGAACAGGAAGTCCTCCCAAGCCGCCCCAATCTTTGTCTTATTAATATCCTTCTGCTGCTTCCGAACATAGGTCTGGTAGTCCTCCATGAGGGTCTCGACACGAACCCGGCTGCTACGGCAGAGATCGGCCAGCTCCGTGGCGCCGCTCGCATCGGCTGCATTCGCCTTTTCGTCCAACCCCCGGTTAATGGTATTCGCCTGATCGGCCAGAAAGGTCTCCATGCCCTTGACCTTCCATTCGACCTCATAGGTCTGCAGGAAGCGTTCAAAGAAGAAGAGATCCTTCTTCTCCAGGACGTTATCGGGGCTCAGGAAACTGACAAGGGCATACTTCTGTCCGTTGATGGGCTCGTCCTCATCCAGATAATCTTCAATCGGTTCCTTGGACATGTCTCTTCTTCCGGAAGAATCCAAAGGATGCTTTAGATCCGCACTTTAGATCATGCGGATTTTTTTCCTGCGCAAGGAGTATAGAAATGGACTACGGAGTTGCCGAGATTGTCAATCGTGTGATTAAGTATCTCATTGAGGGTCTTGTTGTCGCTGCCGCGGCTCTGCTCATCCCCCGCAAGGCGCTGCCGATGGATGAGATCGCCACGCTCGCCGTTCTCGCCGCCGTTGTCTTCGCGATTCTCGATGCCGTCAGCCCGTCCATGGGCGTTACGGCACGGCAGGGCGCCTCCTTCGGTATTGGCGCCAACCTGGTTGGGTTCCCTCGTGGTCTCTAAAGAGCTGTGCTCATGTAAGGTGTTGCTCAGCAACACCTTATAGCACAGCTCTGAGGTAAAATGATGGATGGTCGCTCTCAGCTGCCTTTGGCAGCTGAGAGCCATGCTTTCCATTCGCCTTAAGGCGAATGGAAAGGGTCGCCCGAAGGGCGACCATCGCTCGTGCATTTACCCCAAAGAATGTACCCCCAACATACCTCCTAACTCCCCTCCAACTTCAGGACTTTTGTAGCCTTTTCAATCCATTATAGCAACTCGCAAGAGGAATTCAGGCAACTTACTAATCATAACGACTGAAACAGTTGTATGATTAGTTAGTAGAATGCGTCTGCTTCTGAGTTTATTTAGCCTTTTAGCAGCGACTACAGTTGCAACCAATGGCCCCTCTTCCCTCTATTCCCTTCTGAACGGCATGACCTTTAATCCCCCCGGGTACACGATTGTAGCCTACCAGAGTTGCGTGCAGAACCAGAATCAGGGCAATCCCTGCGGCACTTTCACCAATTATCTATCCTCCAACGGCCAATACACCTATCAGCAGTATGGCCCCGCCACCTGCTCGGGATCCTGCTGCCGCGAGTTCCATCTAACCCTGGCCTGCGGTGCCACCCTCCAGATGAGCGGCGTGAATGAGAATCCCGTCTGCACCTATTCGGCCACTCTGTCGCTGCCCCAGGTCTGCGGCGTAGACATGACGGTCGGTAATGAGATCGCTTCCGTGAGCCCCACGGCCGCACCTCCTACGTCCACGTCCACACCGACTGGCTCGAACACCTCCTCCGTCACGATGACGGCCTCCACAACAATCACCGGCTCCAATACCTCCACTGCGACCTCCACCCCTCTGTACCAAATCTTCTACACCCCCTTTCCGTCTACCACGAGCACTCAGACGGTAACCGCAACCTCGACGCCCCTGTTCATGATCACGGCCTATCCGACCCCGAGCCCCGTAAATGTCTCTGCGACCTCAACCCCCCTCTATTACATGACCGCCTATCCGTCTTATAATCCTAACAATGAAACAAAAGAGGATGCCCTCGCCTCAATCATTGCCAATCTTCCTGTGAGCTCCAATACAGCGACGATTCTGGGGGGCGTGGCCGTCGGCTTGGCCGGCCTAGGAGGCATTGCCTTTGCCGTGCATTACATGCGGAACGGAGGAACACTAAAAGGGTTGGTGCAGAAGGCGAAGGATAATCAGGGCAAGTTGCTGGCCATGACCGATCAACTGCCCTTGACCGCAGCACAGAAGGCGGCGCTCCATAATCCGACGAGCCTGTTGCCTGAAGCGCTTCAGAATCCCCAGAGTTTAGTGGACAAGCTACCGGTATCGGACGCGTTGAAAGAACAGATCCATCAGGTAGTGCCGTCAAGCCCTGAAGCTCTGTTGGCAGCTGTGCAGGATCCTGCAGCCTTGAAGGCACAGGTGCAGGCCTTGGCGCAGGCACAGGTGCATACCCTTATGGAGAAGGTGCCCGATGCTATCAAAGAGGCCGTCAGCCCCGACGCCTTGCTAGCAGCAGTTCAAAATCCCGAATCTCTCAAGGCGCATGTTCAGGCTCTTGTCCAAGCACAGGTGCAAGCGTTGGTGCCTGCAGATGTAGCCGTTATAGTTGCAGAAACAAAGAAACCCGAATAGCAATCTAAATCCGATCCATGATTCTAATCAGAATGATCTACCTTCTGATTACAACCTCCCTTGTAGAACGGAATTTTGAAGAACGCAAACGGCGCTACCTGAACGGCATTACTACGGCTCTTCGTCGCTTTAAAGAGGTTGCGAATTGTAAGATCATTATTCTTGAGAACAATGGATCTCGATCCACCTTCTTGGATGACTTTGGAATGGACGTCTTCTATACGAACAACAATCAAATACCCACCAATATTGGCAATAAAGAACTTATTGATCTACGTCAGTGTATTAAGCACTATAAGATTCAGGACGAGGACTTTATTATTAAACTCTCGGGTCGCTATATCATCCAAGAACAGAGCGAATTCATGGATGCACTCCAGCTGTACAGGGACACGAAGGATACTATTCTGATGTATGGATACTTCTATGGCCCCCAGTATAAACGTGTTCGCGACTGTGTAACAGGACTGATAGGAATGAAGTGCAAGCATATAAAACGCATTCAGCCTGTGGAGTTCAATGGCTGCATTGAGTGGCACTGGGCGGATGTGGCCTTGAGCATTCCTGCAGAACAGGAGCACAAGGTGCGAACACTAGGAATAGCCGTGTGCCCTGGACTGGATGCTTATACTGTGATCTAAGGTTGGCATAATAGAATAAATAGCGTATGACGCTTTAAGAACGCTTTTCGTTCTTAAAGCCTGATGGTGTATATGCCTGTAGGCACATACACCATGACCGAATTAGTCGATCTCATTGAGAACCCCAAACAGAAACTCACAACCGTCTTCGACGCCTTCATCCGACGTCTAAATGCCGAACATGAGCGTGAAGAACGCAATCTCGACCGTCTCTTCGAACACCACCGTCTCAAGTTGCACCGGCGGCACTTAAAGACAGTATCGGCCTACAAGCATATTCTGGAGGAGCTGTACGTCGATCTCAATAAAAACACCGATGCACTTCTGATCGACTTCTGTGAGCGATTCTGGAGAGCCGAAGATCGCAGCCCATTTAAAGAAGTGTTGAAAGAAGCCCTTCCTGTTCTCGACAAGGTGCAAAAGGAAGGGGGTCGTATCGATATGAGTATCAAGCACTATGATAGCAGCAAGATCAGTAGTGGTGATTGCCTGTTCTCGTACGATCCCAACGGACACTTCGATTTCTTGGATGAGTTCCTGGAGGGCTTCGACGATTTCGAAGAATACAAGGTTGTCAAGATGTACAAGGACACGAAACGGAAGAAAGAGGAGGAGGAGGCGCGGCTGCAGCAGACACTGGCCGAGATCCGAGCCAAAGAACCGCCCCAGAATGAGATCATTCTCACGGCCTCCGAGGACTTAAAGAACGAGCCACCGGCCTTCGAATAGAATCTGCAGACCCTGGTAGATGCTCCTTCACACCCTTTTCGTGTTTCTTGGTGTATTCGCTGCCGCACAACCCATTGCTACGGATTGCAATGTACAGTCGGTGTTTCACGTGGAGTCTGTACGCGTGGACTACGAGGCACCCCCTCTCAATTCAACGCTCCATGTCATCTATTCGGTGCCCGCACCCGTTACAGACGGTTTGGCAACCTATTCCTGCCTTCTGAACGGCTTTCCCGTGATCAACGAACAGGTGGCGTTGTGCCAGGAGACCGTGTGTCCTATTGTCGAAGGGCTCCATGAGGACGCAAGCCCATTTCAGACCGGTTTAGCATCAGGGACTCTGAGCTGCACGCTCAAGTGGCTTACGACAGATGACACGGTGTTGCGATGCATTAAGATTGTTGAAAAGTCCCTCTAAATATAAACACGTCCTAGAGTAAGAATGAGTGTTGTATCGCCAATGCTCAAAACGACCTTCATGGGGTCGTATCTTGTGTTAATGGGATATACGGGCTTAACACTCATTGAAGCGCTACGAACAAATGATGTGAATGTGCGCCATGTAATGAACATTGAAACCACGGTGTCCTTAGTGGCCGGCTTAGTCTATGGCCTCTTCAATGAGATGTTAAAGCAGCCCACGGTCGATCTGCATGAGATCACAAAGATCCGCTACATCGACTGGTCAATCACGACCCCGCTCATCCTATTAGTCATTATGCTGTTCTACAATCCTGGCCATTCGTCCTTCGAGACCTATGGTCAGATTGTTCTGATGAACTGGGGGATGTTGTTGATGGGGTATTTGGGGGAAGAAGGAGTTATCAGCAAATGGCTTGGATTTGGCGGCGGCTTTGCGTTCTTTGCAGCTGTTCTTGTACTATTGTATACCTGCTGCATCCCTGGCAAAGCCAACCATGCCGTCTTCTATCTCTTTGCAATTATCTGGTCAGGCTACGGATTCGTCTATCTCTTGGACGAAGAGAGGAAGAACATCGGCTACAATGTGTTGGATGTGATTTCCAAGGCACTGTTTGGCGTTGTCCTATACTTCTATTTCGGAAAGGTGTTGGAGTTTTAATACCAATTAATAATAGAAATGAACGGAATTCTTACCGACACAAGAGGAGTCGTTGCCGTCACACTTTCCTTTCTAGCGGCCTATGGTGTTGAAAAAACAATGAACGTGAAGCCTACCACAAATTTTTCAAATGCATTTGAGTACGTACCGATTCTTACCGCAAATATCTATGCGGATCTAATCATTATTTTTCTTACATTTACTCAAGTATTCTATTACGCCCCGACTATCATAGAATGGTATAAAAAATATAGATTGTCGGCGATGATTGCCGACATATTGATCGGCGTTTTGTACATAGTACTCGGTAGATACATCGTGAGCGTAACAGGAATACAGGTGGGCTTGACAGCCTTTGCTGCAATATGCGTTGGAGTTCAATTAGTATTCGATTACCTGTTCTATATAGTGTTTAGTATAGTTCCCAAAGGATCCAACCATATGTTCGATCATTTTAAGGGATATGCCAAAGAGGTTGGACTGAATGCATTGGCATCCGATAGCGCGTTAGTTATTTTTGGTGTAATTGCAAGTGCCCTCTTGAATACACAGAGCTTTAATACAAATATAGTATTCTTGATTATAAGTGTCTATTTAGCTCCTTATTTTATCTATATGAAGGATTAATTGTGGAAACTAATTCTTGCGGCGACGACTCTGTTTGCGTTTCTTTGTATGGCGTCGCTTGTATTTGCGAGTTCTACGCCTACCTCCAGCAGTTTTAATTATTTCTAAATATTCTGTAGTAATATATCTCTGATCTAGAGTTACCTGATCTATATAGTCGTTGCCTTTGTATACATTAAATGCCAAATCATCATAGTCTTCAGGGACTTTAGCTTTAAGAATTATACCAACTTCTATTGTTGATCTTCCTTCCCGGGGAATTGGCTTTTTTACTTTAAATGTATCCTTATCTTCTACAATTATTTGAGCATAAGAAGCCGATGATAAGGATGATGCCATTTCTACTAAACCGTGCGAATATACTGCCACTGCATATCCGAACAGATCCCCTTCCACGCCTGATCCTGAATGTACAACTTGTCCCTGTTCTTGAGAAGGGGGAAGCAGGCCAGATGCTCATCCATCTCCAACAGCTCACAGAACTTGTACAAAATATAACCGTAACTCAAGAAGTTGCGGCGACCCTTCGGAATATGCTTCTTGAACGCCGGCTGGATTTCACGAAACATATGGCGCAGCTTCTCTTCGTCTTCGCGGCTCATGAACGGCGCGTTCTGACCGCTGAGTCGATTGATAATATGCGGGATATGCTCATAGTACTTGGTCTCGCCCATGTGCCGTAGAATCTCACGGAGTTTTGTGCGCTTCAGAGAACCAAAGTTGCTAATCCGCTCCTTCTTGAGCTGCAACAGAATCTGATCGTAGATGGCGGCCGGAATTTCCGTGGACTCCTTGGCCTGGAACTGGGCAAGCCATTCATTAAAGTGGTTGATCTTCTTATACGCATAGTACGAGAGTTCTCGTGGGGGATCCTTGTAGGAGGGCTTGTCCGAATCGATCAGAATAAAGTCCTTGTTGCCACACTTGGAACAGGTCATGGTGGCCTCGTTCATGCACATGATCATTTCAGAACCACACAGTTCACACTCTGTCCAGTCGTCTTCCGTGCCTTCCAGGGGCTTCGCATGCATCGGATCTTCGATCTGCAAATACTGATTCAAGAGATCGTTGCGCTGCGGCCTCGATTCCTCCGATTTCCAATGAGTCTTCTTCTGTCCCTCTTCGTCTTTGTGAAGTGTATTTAAAATCGCCAGAATCGAGCCCGGTTTTGACTTATTTGTGCCAGTGGACACTGTAGCGCCGCTATGGATCTTGGCCTGAATATCGTAATACGAAAAGAGGATGTTGCCCGTTCGCAAGTAATACTCGTTCATTGCATCACCGCTCTCAATGGACTTGATCTTCTTCTGCAGACGCTCCTGCTGCTGCTCCAGAGCCCAGAGCTCCGTCACGTTTGTACAGGACTTTATCTTCGTCTCCAGCACATTTAGCTGTTCTTTGTATTGCGAGATGTTGGTTTGCTCTTCCAACATCTGGTTCATTTTCTGGCCATGGAGCGCATCCAAAGTGGTACGAGTCTCCGGCCCCCCGACTTTTAATTTCGGTTTTGTTTGAGAGGTCTCGCCCATTTCTTCGTCTTTCCCATCCAATAACGGGATTGTTTAGGTGACCTGTCTTTTTTACAGGGGTGCGTTTTGAAAAAGTGAGAGTTTTCCAAAATTATTTTGTTACCAGAGGGTATAACAAATGACAGGTGGTGGTTTGATGCAGCTCGTTGCCTATGGCGCCCAGGACGTTTACCTTACGGGGAACCCCCAGATCACTTTTTTTAAGGTGATCTACCGTCGCTACACGAACTTCGCGATGGAGTCTATTGAGAATCCCTTCAACGGTGCGCCTAACTTCGGCAAGAAGGTCACTTGCACGATCCAGCGCAACGGCGATCTCATCCACCGCATCTACCTCCAGGCCACGCTCCCCCAGGTCGTCATCAACACGGCCACGGACGGCAGCGGCGGCCAGTTCCGCTGGCTCAACTGGGTTGGCGAGAACCTTATCTCCTACGTCGAGCTCGAGATCGGCGGCCAGCGCATCGACAAGCACTATGGCGACTGGCTCCACATCTGGAACGAGCTCACGCAGGAGGCGGGCAAGCAGGCCGGCTACGCCAAGATGGTGGGCAACGTCCCCGAGCTCACCAACCTGATCTACGCCGGCGGTGCGGGCTGCGACAACTACTGCTATGGCGGTGAGCCCAACACCTCCGAGGTCGTCGGTAGCTGCACGCCCATGTACACCCTGTACGTGCCCCTCCAGTTCTGGTTCTGCCGCAACCCGGGTCTCTCTCTCCCCCTCATTGCCCTCCAGTACCACGAGGTGCGCATCAACCTCGAGTTCAATGCGCTCAACAACCTCTGCTGGGATCAGGCCACGGGCTCTGACCCCCACTCCGTCCGCAACCGTGTCGCCAACACGGGTCTTGCCGCGGCCTCTCTCTACATCGACTACATCTACCTCGACACGGATGAGCGCCGCAAGTTCGCCCAGGTCAGCCACGAGTACCTCATCGATGTCCTCCAGTTCACGGGCGGTGAGTCCATCACGAGCTCTTCCAACAAGCTCAAGCTCAACTTCAACCACCCCTGCAAGGAGCTCATCTGGGTTGTCCAGCGTGATTCCTTCGTGTCTTGCGATGACACGGTCGTGGGCCCCTACAAGGGTCAGCAGCCCTTCAACTACTCCGACTGGTGGGATCGCTCCGTGCTGGAGTCTGGTTACTCCGTCACGCGTGTCGAGGGCATGGCGGGCAAGAACCCCGTCATCACGGCGCTCCTCCAGCTCAACGGCCACGACCGCTTCTCGGTTCGTGAGGGTGCCTACTTCAACTTGGTGCAGCCCTACCAGCACCACACCAACTGCCCCGCGGTCGGCATCAACGTCTACTCGTTTGCCCTCCAGCCCGAGCAGCACCAGCCCTCTGGCACG